CCGCCAACTTTCGCCGCGGTATCCGATATCTTGTTGAAGTCCGGGTCACCATTCGAATCGCGCGGGATGCCATTACGGAAGGCGCGCGCCTTGTCTTCCTCGCGGCCCATCTGCCGGCCCTTAACAAAGTCCTGCAAGAGGTTGGCAATCGATGAAAAGTCCTGCACAGGGGGTGCATAGTTCGCGGTTGTCGGAGCCGCGACGGCTGGCGTATCCCAACTGGCCATTTATTTCCCCCCGCCGATGTTAAAGACAGGCTTTGGCTGGTTTTGCGGAGCCGCGATCTGCGCCAGCGCCTTGTAATCGATCGCGCCGTTCGGAAGGCGGGGGATCAGCTTTGAGTTCGGATCAGGCTGGGTCATGCCGACGAGATGCGCCGCGTAGTTCGGTTTCGGGGGCGGCTGAAACGGCTGCATTATAGGAAGCCAATCAGGTTCGATGCTAGGCCAACGCCTGATTTGAGCGCACCAAAGATATTCGCATCAGCAGCGTTTTTTGCCAGATCGGCGTTTGCCTGAGCGTTGCCGGCGGAAGTCGCGGATCCGTACTGAAGGCTCGCTTGCTGACCGTAATTCGCATTCTGCAGAGCGGCCTGTGAAGCACTGGTAGACGCTGCCGTGCCAGCGTTAGCGGTAGACGCGCCTACAAATGGCAGCAGATTGCTTAAATACTGCTGGTAGGTCGAATTGGCCTGGTTCTGTCCAAGCGTTTGCAGATCAACATCCGTCGAGCCCGAGGCAAGCTGTCCAGTTGCTGCTTTCTGGCGCGCGACATTGGCTGAGCCAGTATCGAGCTGCGCCTGATAGGCCGGGTTGGTCGTTTGCCAATTCAATAGAGCCGTTTTGGCCGCGTCCGTGCCGTTTAGCCCAAGGGCATCCGCATAAGCAGTCTGGCCGGCCTGATCTGTCGCGAGGTTGGTAGCAGTGGGTGCAAGGCCCGTCGCGTAAGTGCCATTGGCCGCCGTGAGGCCTGAATTTAGACTACCAAGCGCTTGGGTCGTACCCGTATTGATGCCGGCGATTTGTGCGTTCGCGGCATCTTGCGCATTATTGTTCGTGAAAAGGTCGAAAATCCCGATGACGACCTCCTATTAAATTGAACGCGCGAAAGCGCCGTGCATCTGCTCTGATGCAATCTTGCGCGCTTCACATGCTTTGTGGAACTCTTTGTAGCGGCCAATACGTTTCTGCTTGCCATTAACGCCAACAGCCACAATCCACGATTGGCGAGACAACTCCCAGAATACGCCTTTAGCACCACTCTTATTATCTTTTCGGATCCGGCTATTCTGAATATTTTCTCCATTTTTTGCTTCGCGGAGATTTTTCCATCTGTTGTTCGATCGGTTTGTGTCGCGGTGGTCGATGAAATGCTCTGGGTCCAGCCCCGTCATTATCTTCCAAATGATTCTATGGGCTGAATAATATTTCCCAGAAATCCCAACGGTTATGTATCCACTCCGCATTAGTGTGCCAGCAATCTGACCGGCTGCCTTGCTATTGAAACATATATTTGATCGGGAGGTTGCGGCTTTGCTCTTCCACGTCAGAACACCGGAATCCTCGTCGTAATTTAGGACACTCAAAAGAGCTTCCTGAGATGGGAGGCTTTTTACCGGAGCGCGCATTCAGATCCCCAACCGCTTAATGGATGTCCGGTATTGTACGGCGGGATTGATTGCCTCTTTTTCGGGGGCTAGTCGAGCTTTCCAAAGTTCAGACGCTGGTATTCCGCCGGCGAGAGGTCGATGTCATGGGTCTGCCGAGCATCATGCATTTCCTGCAGATTGGCAACATAAGCAGCATAAACGGCGTCATTCAAGGCTCGCCGGCCATCCGCCAAAGCCCGAAGATAGGCAGGGCTCGTCCTAAATTTCTGTTCTGGGGTCATCACGCGCCCTCCCCATCCGTATTCATCTCGCTCGGGCTGGTGTCAGGCATCTCAGCTTTGAGACACGACATAACGCCCTTCAACTCTCCAGTATCGACGGGGTAGCCTGCACTCGCTACATATTCATGCAGCGCAATGGCGCGGCGGTCTTCAATAGACAGTCTGTCAGGGTTCGACCTTGGAACAAATTGGATCAAATCGCCCATCTTATCGCCTCTCTTAGCCCAACATGCGATCCGCATAAATCAGCCAAGCTGCAAATGGGATCGACGGCTTGAAGTCTACGCCCACAACAGCAAAGTTCGAAGGGGGCAACGGCTTTCTTTTTGTCGTCGAAGGACCATACAATGCAAGCGATCGATCGACGTATTGCAACCATTCCGCAAATGCTATCGTCGGCTTTTGACCATTCACAATGGCAATAGGCGGGAGAGGCTTTTTCTTCCCAACTCCGATATGCAACGCCTGAACCCGACCATCAATGTACTGAAGCCATTCATTGAATGAAATCGTTGCATTGAACTCGGAATCAATAATCGAGATATTCGACGGGGGTAGAGATATACGCATTAGAAAGCCCGGGCATCACTTGATTGAACTGCAGAGATAAAACCAGCATAAACGGGATCACTGACATCCATCCGCCAGCGGCGCCCACGAGCTCCGCTTACTCCAGCGTTCAACACCGTCACACGCTGGCCGGCTTTTGCCTGTGCACCCAAGGTTCGCAGTACAGGATACGCCCACCTCGTCCCACCGTCGTCCGACCATCTGATAGCCACCTGCGGAGCGCTCTGATTGGACGTACCGGATGCAATACCAACACCCGTAACCCAATTGAAGTCAGCACGGCCTACCCGCGTTCGGTTTGGAAAGTTCGCGACCTCGCCGCTCTCCATTCGCATTCGTATCGGCTGGCCGAACTCCTGCTGGTTCGAGGCATCGATGAAGCCGAGATTGCCAGTCTGCAAATCCCCCAGTATCCACTTGCCGAACGCGAACGTGCCGCCCTGCCCGCGCCATAGCGAAAATGCGCCAGTCGTATTATTGCCGGCCTGATAGCTCTCGCGCTCGTTCCACTTCTCGGTATTGATGTTGAATTCCCAAGTCCACGTCGGACTTGATAGAAACCAGATGGATCGAGCACCGTTGACGTAACAGCCCGCAATCAGTTTCGTTTTATCTGAAACCTGGCTGATCAGCCGGTCAAGATCTGGCGGAGAGACCTTCTGCAGGCCAAAGCTAGATGCGTCCGTAAACCGGTACACACCGCCATCATCAGCAACCCAGAGCAGCTGCCCAAACCCGTCCTGCCATCCGGCGATCGCATTTGCCGCTAGCAGGCCGCGATCGATAACCTGAAGCCTCGAATATGGGAACGCGGGAGTGGCATTCGCCGTGTCATTCCACGCCTCGCAGGAAGAAGTCTTGAAGAACAGCGCAACTCCTTTGTAAGGAACGCCGCGAACAAGAGCGTCCGATGACCGAGATTGGATGGTCACAAACGATAGCGAGTTGACGGAAGATGAATTGAGATCAGATGCAAAAGCCCTGCCATCCCCGATCGTCCAGAAAAAATAGCCATCCTGAAAGAAGACGGAGTTTGGCGCCGGCAAATCAGCATCCGGCCAACTCACCGGGGCGCTACCACCCGACGAATAAAACGCCCCGTTTTCAGTCACGATCGCGAGCTGCGGAGTTGGATTTAGGTTGTTCCGCGCCATCGTGACCGGAAGCGATCCCGCCAAAGCGCCGATGTCCGTCGCCACGCCAGCCGAATTCACAGAAATAAGCCGGTTCAACTCGGCCACATAAAGCGCGCCCGGCATCAAAAGAGCGCCACGATATCCCGTCAAGCTGGTCGTCGAGAACAACGTAAGGCCAGCTGATCGGCGCCAGACAGGACCGGCCTCTCTGGGTTCAGAGTAGCAATTCACTAGCCGGCCGTCGCTTTCCTGTGGCGACGCGCCCGGTGCCGTGCTGAGAGGCCACGGGATTTTAGCTGGGGATGGCATCAGAACGATTCCGAGCGCATCACTTCACCGGTCGGGCGCCCACGAAGCATTACCCGGAACTGAAGCAAAGCCAGTTGGTAGTCGTTATCGAGACTGGCAGCAGCATCGCCCACAATACCGAATTTGGCCTTGCACTGGTAGGCAACACAGTTCGACAGCGGAATGAAATACTCATCCGGGATGTTCTCAATGTCCGGGATATAAACTACCTCCGACGCGCCAAGAAGGGCGATGATCGAAGGAAGTTTCTCTTTGACGCGTGCCAAGTCCTCGATTTCGGGCGTCTGGCCAGTAGCCAGAACACCCAAATTTTCTAGAACCTCCTGAAGGAGATCGGCTTGCGTCCGGTAGCCCATCAGTCGTTAACCGCCGACTGGGCCAGCGCTTCGCTTTCCTTAAGAACTGAAAGGCGCGACTTGTAGATCGTCTGGATATATTCCAGATCATCGTCACCCACGCCGCACTGTACGCGCAGATCATCTTCCGACCGCCAGCGCGACGACATCTCGCGGCTGATATTGGCCGTGCGGATCCAGCCGACAGCATACAGCTTGTACTGTTCCGGCGTCTCGGGGGTGGCCGGCGTGCCCTCTGCCTGCTCGAATCCGTCCACGATGAAATGGGGGTTGCCCTTGGCAAGCTCGATCATTTCAACAGCGGTAAGTCCGCCCTTCACATCCTGCACAGCAGTCGGAATATTGGCGCGGAAGCGATGCCGATTCCACAGCGTGTCAGCAGGATCCCCGGGGTGAATAGGGGTATAGGTGACCTTGGGAAGAATGCCGCTTTCAACAGCGGCAGCGCGTTCGGCAAGCATGGCGTTCGAGGGGCGGCCCATATGGTGTCCTTTGAAAAGAGAAGCGCGGCTACTTCACCGCGCTTCAGGTTGGGAGTTACTGATCGTTATTCGGAATAAAATCGATGACATACGTCACTG